TCTAACAACTGATCTAACAACTGATCTAACAACTGATCTAACAACCGATCTAACAACTGATCTAACAACTGACCTAACAACTGAACCAACAGTTAAACCTGAACCGACAACACCTGATCTAACAACTGATCTAACAACCGATCTAACAACTGATCTAACAACTGATCTAACAACCGATCTAACAACTGATCTAACAACTGACCTAACAACTGAACCAACAGTTAAACCTGAACCGACAACACCTGATCTAACAACTGATTCTGAACCTGAACCGACAACAGTTTCTGAACAAACAGTTAAACCTGAACCGACAACACCTGATCTAACAACTGAACCTGAACCGACAACACCTGATCTAACAACTGATCTAACAACTGATCTAACAACTGAACCAACAACTGAACCGACAACACCTGATCTAACACCTGAACCAACACCTGATCTAACAACTGATCTAACAACTGATCTAACAACTGTTTCTGAACCTGAACCAACAACTGTTTCTGAACCTGAACCAACAATTGTTTCTGAACAAACAGTTAAACCTGAACCGACAACACCTGATCTAACAACTGATTCTGAACCTGAACCGACAACAACTGATCTAACAACTGATCTAACAACTGATCTAACAACTGATCTAACAACTGATCTAACAACTGATCTAACAACTGTTTCTGAACCAATTAAACCGGAACCGGTAATTGAAGAAAAAATAGCGGATACATTACCTACAATAACAATTGTAAAACCATCTGATTTTAAAGATCTTGAAAAATCTATTGTCGATGCTCCTGTTTTAACAGAAAAGGAAGGTGATCACATTATCAGACAAATTCAATGCTTAGAAGGAGAGCAACTAGATCCAAATGAAAACAGATGCTTACCTTGTACGCATTATAATTTAGTATGGGATACAGAACATAAAGTATGTAAACCAATGTTAAAGGAAGAAATTATAAAAGAACAAGAAAAACATTTATTGACAGATGGTATGATTATAAATAATTTAAATTTAATATCAGATCAAAAAAATAACATTATAGGTTACATTAACTTGTAGGTCATCTTGGTTCTTTGACTATTACTGTTATTTAAAGTTTTTTAAAAACAATTAATTTCTATATAAACTATAATAAACATGGATTCTACATCTATTATAGATTACATAAAGAAAAATTATCCACAAGTAATATTTACGCCATTTAAATTTCAACAATCTAGGGCACTTGCATTTATACTTGATGATAATAACTTGGTAATTGGATTTATTAATTCAAATGGTACGCTTTGTAAATTAATAGAACCAATAGATACAAGTTTACTTTCCAATGAAAATATGCAGACTATTATACAAAAATTACCAATTGTAAGGGGTTTTGCTGAAAAAGACAAACAACGATTATTACGATTATTTGAAAATAAAGAAGAAACCGTTTCAAAATCTGAACATAAAAAGATCGTAAACGATCTTGAAATGAGAATTAATGATCTTGAAAAATCTGTAAACAATTATGAAAAATCTGTAAATGATCTTGAAAAATCTGTAGATCTTGAAAAATCTGAAAATGATATTAAAAAAATTAAAATGGAAGAGGATAATAAAAAATCTCAAGAATATAAAACGTTATTTGATAGTAAATCAAATGAAGTAATTTTTATCCAATCTCAATACGAAGATAAAATTAAAATTATTAATGATCAGTATCTTTTAACTTTAAAGCAATTAGATGAATGTAAATCTCAAATTATAAATCAAAAAGATGATATTTTAGAAGGAATTAACAAGTATAAAGATGAAATTAAGGAATTTGTAACATCCAAAGATTTACAAATACAAGATTTGGAACGGATAAATCAAAAATATATAGAAGAACGGAAAGTATTACAAGAACGTTTAGATTTATTATTACAAAATGAAAAGGAGTCGATGAATAATATATTGTCCAATAAAGATACTATTTCAGAATATGATAATAAATTAAAGGAAAAAACAGAAACTATTTCTGAATTACAAAATGCTATTGAAATGATAAAATCCGAATTATCAAATGTTAAAAAAGAGTTAACTCAAAACGAATTACAAAATCAATTATTGAATGGTTATAAAACACGTTGTAAAGATAAAGTTTTAAATGAAAAAACAGAAATTATAAATGCTATACAAGATTACAACAAGAAATGGAATGAGTGGTCTAAGAATATAAATTATGATGTTACAGAGTATAAACGAAAACTGTTATTAGAATTAAAAACTGTACAGGAAAATCTAAAGGGTGTTTTAAATACCAATATTGAATCAAGCAATTTATCAGATAAAGAAATACAAAGGTTAAAACAAAATATAGTTGATATAGAAACTGCATTAAAACAAACGATAAATGAGCAAATGATACATTTATCAGAAAAAGATGAACAAATAAAATCAATGGATAAAAATATTCAAGATCTTACGTCTGAAAAATCATCTTTTGCAGAACGTAATTCTAAAATGGAATCTGAAATAAATACATTACAACAACAAAAAAAACAACAAGGATTGGAAATTGCAACATTACAAAAACGATTACAAGAAGTTGAGAAATTATTATTACAAAATAACAATACTCGTATAGAAACACAAGTTGATTATGATAATTGTTATAGTATTATTACCAATTTTGTAGCCCTAAATAATATTTTCTTTAGGAAACAAGAAATTATAAAAATTCTAGATGATATTATTGGTAATAATTTGGGATCTTTTAATAATTTAAATGATACTATTAAAACATCCATAAAAACAAATTTTGAAAAAATAAAAACTGAAATTACAAATCATATTAGATTTTTAAACTTGTCAGATTATATAAAGAGTCCTAATTTTGAATATTTAAAATCAAAAACTAGTAGAAATAGAGTTCCTGAGAGTTTTTGTCGAGACCTAAGTAATTTATTAGAATATTGGAATGTTAATAAGCTAGATTACAGAGAACAAGATAGACTTTTAACAAATATTTATGAAGATTTATCTGGTGCCGTAAGAATTTATATAAGAATCAAACCATTAATAGGAAAAGAAAGTAAAAATCACACAGTAGAATTACAAACAGTTGAAAATAAAAAGTTGAAATCATTAAATATAGATTGTTCATCTAATCCAGATACAAAATATAAAGAAAGGCGTTCATTTGGAGATTTTTATGGTATATTTGAAGAAGATTATACTAATTTGGATATATATACTGGTCAACAAGGAACTATTATACCAAATTCAGATTCATTACAAGTAAATATAAATAATATAATTGAATCATCAGATTCTATAAGCCCTGGTTTGTACAGTACATTTAAACAAGTAGAAGATGGTTATTCTATCGTCTTATTTGGGTATGGGCTAAGTGGTAGCGGAAAAAGTTTTAGTCTATTAGGAAGTAAGGGATCACCTGGTATATTACATTATGGATTAGCTAATTTAGAAGGTGTTTCAAATATTAAACTAAAATATTTATTTGAACAATATTATAACCGTGTTAATTTCAATAATCGTCAAGTATCTGGTAACATACATAATTTAATAAACAAGGTCCCTCAATTAAAAGACGTATCCCGAGATGAAAATGTTTTTGAAAAAAGTATACCAAGTTATATCAATATTAAAGATCTTAAAGTAGCTGACATATATGCCCTTACAGATATCATTGACAAGTATAGAATTGAACATAAAAGAATTAAAATGACACCAAATAATCAAGTTTCAAGTAGATCTCACTTGTATTTTGTATTTGAAATACAATTTACAAACGGTAAAATTGGATATATAACAATAGTTGATACTGCTGGAAGAGAATCTCCCATAGATATATTTAATACATTTATTGATACATCCAGAGGTAATACTATTCAAAGTGTTATGGCACCATCTCCTGTAGGTGGGGTAAGCAATGTAGAACGGTCATTAAAACCAGAATATAAAGATACTTATGATCCAAGTGCTGTATTTGAAATTTTAAATGAAGGGTTTTACATTAATGAAACTATTAATCATTTGATTTATTATTTTAATCTTAAAAATGGAAAGCAAACGGAAACTCCTAAACAGAAGATTGATAAAAGGTACAATGTAGTGTATAAAGTCAAAAATTACTTTGTACAACCAAAAGATGAAGATGAAAAAATAGATGGGTCAAATAATTCATTAATGATACCTATACTAAAGTTTTTAGATAATCTTTCTAATAAAAATAAATCTGATACTACATGGAGACCCACTAAATTTATTACATTATGTTGCGTAAGACAAGAAGAAAACTATTGCGACCAAACAATGGAAACACTTGAATTTGCACAAAATGTAAAAAGTAGTTGAACCAACAATAAAGTAGCATTTTACTGAAGAAGAAAAACTTTGAATGAAATGCATTATAAATTTAATTAGTTAAAAACTGATTTTTAATATCATTTTAACTAATAATTAAAATGAATAAAGAAAAAATTTCTGTGAATATTTTAGGTTATGGTTTTGTGGGATCTGCGTGTGGATTCCTATGTGAAAAAAATAATGTAGAATTTAATGTATGTGATACACAATTAAAAACTGGAGATTTCAATTATTTTAATAATATACCACAGGTTGTTAATTTTAGTGAAAGTACATCAGATATTAACTATTATTTCATTTGTGTTCCTACACCAAGTGATTCTGAAGGAAAGTGTGATACATCCATTGTTGAAAATGTTATTGGACAATTATCATTGGCTGTTAACAAAAGATCAATTATTATTCTAAAATCTACTATTAAACCCGGTACTACTAGGGATCTTTATAATAAATATAATAATGAAAAATTAGATATAGTATTTTGCCCAGAATTTTTAAGGGAAGTTTCTTTTAAACAAGATATATATTCTGCTAAATTTGTATTGTTTGGGATTCATGAAAATCAAAGGGGTTTGATAAATGACTTGAAAGATCTTTTTACAAATTATCTTTATAAACACAAGTACCTAGACGAAACTGAATTACCTTTTGAATTTTATTTTAAAACATTTGAAGAATGTGAATTATTTAAATATACTTT